TTCACTCACCTCTTTAGTTGCTACTGTACGATTAACCTTTGGAGTTTCTTCTTCTTCTGTAATTACTTCTTGTTCTCGTCTGAGCATATCTCTAGCAAAAGCCATAGGATTATGAGCATCCTTATGCTGGCGATCTCTTGTTGCTTTAGCTTCTTTAATTCTAGTTTCAATTTCAGTAGCTTCACGCTTAAGGTCAAACATTGTTACATCATTATTATCTTCTTGAGTAACGGACTGAGACTCCGCTGCAAGCAATTTATCACGAAGAGATTGAACTCTCTTCATTTCTTTTTCTACTTCACTATCAGTTGCCATTAGCTAGTCTCCGTCTCAAAGTACGTATCCAGAGTACTAAGATGCATAAAAAATCCGCCTTTAATTTCTCCACTTATATAATCTTGCGATCTTATTCCATATCGCTGAAGACGTTCCATTACTCCACCTGTATTATCATTAAGTGATGTTAACGCTACACGAAGATTTTGATTCCGGTAAACCATATTCCGAACTAACTTTGATAAAACGGAATGTGCAGCTAAGCCACGATTCTCATCCATGTCCTTTATTAAACACTGGATCTTGATTGTATACCTTTGAAGAGTTGGTTCATTACTGGGAATCTCAAATGACTGTCTATCCGGAGTCCATTTTTGACAAAAGATTCCAATGCATTGAATTGAGTCTACTGGTATAAGTGGTCGTCGCAATACACTGACTCTAAGTGTAGCATCTGGTTCAGAATCAATATACGCTTCACAACTTAATGCTAAAACTTCAACTATGTTATTCGGAAAAACTGGATCAGTAGGATTAATCAATATCCCCACCTGATTCAATATATAAAACTAAAGATTCTAATGTCCAACTTAAATCTTGAATTCCTAATGAAATTACCGGCCTGGGTGGAGTAGATGGATCTGGTTTTCCTATTTGCGCAGTTGAAACTTTAGTTTCAAGAACTCCAATCGGATCATCACCTGGAAATGTCATTTCAATTCCAACTGCAATATTAGTAATACTAATATTAGAACCAGTTATATATCTTTCTAATTCTCCAGTTCTAACGTTAATAGGCCCATGACCAAACCCACCTGACTCTCTAAATGAAAGAGTATCCTCGGTTAACGGGAGCCATTTTCCTACTGTTTCGTCACCTTCATTTGCAAATCTAGTTTCAGCTCTATACTTTAAAAAAGGATAAACAGTTGTTCCAAACCAAGCTGCTATACCAGCATTAGAAAGTTTTTCTGAAAGAAAAACTAATGCTCTATCTACTCCAGATGTATCTGAAATTATTTCAATATCAATACCAAGTTTACTCATCATCCACCATAAGGATAAGGCCAGTTAACTTGATTAGGATACCAAGATTCAGATATTGGAGTTGTCACTCGGGTATAAAAATCTTCTACTGCAGATGTTGCGTCCTCATTATAAATTCTAACTCCACCAGAATCATTTGCTACTGGTGCTACCTGTATAACACCAGGAAGTACATAGTCACCTTCGCAAACTTTATAGATAGATGCAAAAGCTTGGTCAATTAGATATTTTCCGTAAGCATTAACTTGTGCATCTTCGTGACCTGCTGATGAAGCCATAAGAATACGACCGGATGCAAGCTTTGCATTTACTTGTTTCAAAAACAAAATGGTCGGTTTAGTAATAGCAGTCAGCGTTAAAATAATTGGAGTTTCATAATAAGGACTAAATGCGACATCTATTTCTTCCGAGGTATCTACAATAAATTTAACAGGATCAATATACGCGGGAGTAGGTATACTCCCGAGTAAAAGATCCGCTACTATACAACACCCTGTTGCCACTTAACTACCTTAATTTTGAATTGTTGCTTTACGATGCATGTTAGACTTTTCTGTCTTCTCGGATTTTTCAGACTGATAAACCTTCTTCTTTTCTTTCTTTTCACCACTAAGAGCTGTTTCAAAATCTTTAAATTCCTTAACAATTGCAACATCAGGTCCACTAGATGCAGCAATAGGCTTTTCTGTTTCATTAGCGTAATTTTGATAAATAGGATCAGTAGAAACATACCCAGATGTATCATTACCTTCAATTGAAAAACTACGCGCCTTATCTGCTCCTTTTTCTTTAGAATCAATACTTTCTTTATAAAGTTCATGAGTTGACTTTGTATATGCCATTTCAAACTCCTTAATAAAAGAGTAGGGGAGTTACGCCAATTATTTTTGACGTAACTCCCCTCATGTTAATTACTTCTTTCCTACTGGTCCACGTCCTGGCTGCTTTGTGACACGTGGACCTTTAGATGGAGTATCTTTAGCTAGTGGAGATTTAGTAAGTGGAGTACCAGACCCAGGAGGGCGCCCTCCGGATGGTCTCTGGTCTGGGGTAACGCTTCCGTCTGGATTCCTGGTTACCATTTTACTCCTCCGTTATTTCTCCTAGATCATCAGGTTGAATCAGAACAACAATACCATGATAACCAGTTGCAATTGAAGCTCGTCTAACCTTCAGTTTCTTAAGGGCTACAGTTAAATCTTTAATCATTTTCGCTTCTTCTGTTTTATTCGCTCTCCCGTTTGCAATCAATTCCCAAGACATTATGAAAGCTTAACCTTCATAGCATAAGTCTGCTCCATATGCAAGAACACAGGAAAAGCCTTAATGCCATTTCCTACATCGTAACCCCAAGGGTCAATTGTCTCTCGCTCCCACTCGTAAAACCCAGAAGACCAATTGCCCATCGGGTGCGGAGATGTAAGAACCTTACCAAAGCCAATCCCAGTATCATCAAACTCATTAACATCAGATTCAGCTGGAAGAAAAAGTACTTCATCCTCTGGATAAAATCTGTTGTTAACAACATTCTTTGAGCCAATTGCACGAGTACGATAAACTGCGTCATACTGAATAAATGTAACATTTGTCTGCTGTTGAACAATATCAATAGCAGCCTGTGGTCCCCAACCGTCCAGCAAATAATTAAGATCCACTCCAGCTCCAGGTGTAAATCCTGTACGAGCTGTAAACAAACTAGAACGAATAATGCTATTCAAGAATTTACGAGAACAAAGTGCGCGATCCATAATCACACCATAAGTATCATACATAAATTCTTGAATCTTAAAAATATCACCAATTGGATCATGAGTCGTAGAACTGTAATCAACACCAGTTGTACCTTGGTTTGCCATCAGTGTATTTGCAGCATTAGCATATTTCTGAGCTGCAGGTCGTCCGTAATCTACACTGAAAACGATCTTTCCATCATTATATGAATTGCCCCCCAGAGCAAGCCCCGACATGATCAGTGACTCAATACGATTGTCAAGCTTACGCCTACGAGACATTGCTGCACGTGCAAGTTTAGCAGCCCAATCAGATGTTAGACTCGATACAAACAAAGGCACATTACCAGTTGCATCAATCTGATCTGCAATTTCCTTCGCTTCTCTATATCGAGAAACATCAGAAGAAGTGTAATGATCCTTAAGTGCCCAGTCAATCAAAGATGCACGGCCCGTACTTGCATACAACTCATCCTTCTGTGCAAGTTCAGACTCAGCATCCTCTGCGCGTGCAGGCGCGAGTCCATCAGTAAGACCAGTGAGGTAATTAAAGATAACCTCATCTGTAGGAACATCCATAAAGGGAACAAGTTGCAAACCAATATGTTGCGTTGGTGGCTCAATTTCACGAATAAAGCCAAGTGCAGATTCCTTCCGAACCAAGCGATCCGGAGGCAAATTGAGTTGTGCCATGAAAATTCTCCCGAATTACTTGAAGGAAACGTCTACACCCTTACCTGCTGCGCCACCTCGCTGAAGTGCTGCCGCAGTTGTATTTGTTAGAACAATCCTTACACCTGCAGCACTTCGCTCAAAACACCATGCTTGAACTGCAGTGCATTCATATGTCACGGCAATCTGCTCATCGTGTTCAAGCAACTGCCAAGGAAGATACGTGTCATTAATGCCGACAATATTAGCAAGTACCCCTCGACCATCGACTGCGCCAGCTACGCCAACAACACTTGTTGAAGGAGTAACTCCAGCGCCAGCACCAGTTAGCAATGTAGCATCTGCAGTAATTGGTGAAGTATCACCAGAAAGTGCGCCCTGGAATACAATGGTGAACGGAGTAGAAGCAATAGGTCCACCAGTTACGTCAACATTATCATCACCGATAGTTGAAAGAAGTTCCAGCGCAGCAGAAACCTGAGCAGCAGTAGCATTCCACGCAATAGGCGCAGTAGTCTGTCCACCGAAACTCAAAGTAAATGTTCCGCCAGATACCGTACCGGCCTTTGTTAGTACTTGCTGCTCTGAGGTACCAGCTGCCTGAAAAGGTCCAACCTTACCAGCATCAGGTCCAGAAGTGATCTTTGCCATCACTTCACCCTTTTGGAGTACCTTCTGACCAGTAATGCCGTTGATAGTTTCAGTTGCGACTGATCCAGCAGCAACAGAATAAGATTCTTTCTTTACATCCTGAGTAGATCGCAGGTAAACATTTGGACCTACAGGGTCACTATAAGTCGTGCCACCTTTAACAAAAGAAGGCATTTAAATACTCCTCAACATTTTTATTACTCTGTTAGGACTTCGCTTTAAGCTGCTGTAGCTTGATATACGAAG